GCGAGAATGGGATCAAGCCGGATGTCTGGTATGTACTGGACGATGCCGGAGATTTCGCGGAGTGGACGGAATGAATCAGCCTTTACTCCCGCCCATCGTGCCCATCCTGCTAGCCACCACCGAACAGTACGAGCAATCCATCGTCCTACTCGCCGATTCGGAATTCCTGGTGCGGTTGGCGGTTGAGAGTTTGGAGAGGTTGAAATGAAGCAGTTTTATGTTGATCGAAAGTTTCGGGCCGATAGTCTCGCTCTCATCAAGATGATGAGCGGCGTGCTTGAAGATTATCGGCGGCAGGGATTCGTTCTTACTCTCCGACAGCTTTATTACCAACTTGTTTCGCGCAACGTGGTTCCGAACACAGAGCGCAGTTATAAGAACGTCGGCAGCTTGTTGAACGATGCACGTCTTGCTGGTCTGTTGGATTGGGATATGATCGAGGATCGCACGCGCTCTTTTATCGACCGTTCTAAGTGGGCTGATGGCAGTGAGATTCTTCAGTCAGTGGCCGCCCAATTCCACGCCGATTTGTGGGAAGGTCAAGAGCGCCGTGTTTTCCTGATCGTTGAAAAGGAAGCCCTTGTCGGAGTCTTCGAGAACATTTGCGAGGAATACGATATTCCGCTGCTAGCGGCACGCGGCTATCCCAGCGTTTCCGTTGTGCGTGAATTTGCCATGACCCGCTTGCGTCGTAGTGATAGCGCTCTCATTTTGCACTTTGGAGATCATGACCCCAGCGGCATCGATATGACGCGGGATCTTACTGACAGAATCGATCTTTTCAACAGTTCGGTCGATGTGGAATTGCGGCGCATTGCTCTTAATATGGAACAAATCGAAGAGCATCAGCCGCCGCCGAATCCGGCCAAAGTTACAGACTCACGTTTCACCGAGTATGCGCGCCTGCACGGTACTGAATCATGGGAGCTTGACGCCCTTACTCCGCAACTTCTTGTCGGACTCGTGGAAGAGCACGTACGGCCGGAGATTGATGAAGAGGTTTGGGAAGAGCGGAAGGAATTCATTGACAACACCAAGGCCAAGCTGCTGACTATGGCGAATACGTGGGAAGACGAATAATGAACCCCAAATACTACGCCGACCTAGCCCTATCCGAACTCCGCGCCGCCGAAAGAGCCATGCACCTGTACGGTCCGTTTGCCAGTCGCGGCGTCAGATCGGCATGCGTTCAGCGCGCCCAATTCTACATCGGCATGGCGCGGTTTCGGATGGAGGGTGGAGAGTGAAAATCGAATTGAAGAAGGGCGTTAAATCCGCCGCTGAAAAGACTACTCGAAACAGGTTAAGACAGGCGTACAAGATGGCCGCGTTGCAGGGCATGAAAATTCCGGTTGAAGGTGAATGCGGCTGGCAAACAACTATTGCATGGGCGGCAGGATCAATCGCCGACGCAATGATTGCAGAGGACGCAAAATTTGAGGCCCGCTCATGAGAGCTGTATTGCTATTCATCATGCTGCTTGTTCTGGATTCCGGATTTGATCGAGTTGCAAGGTCCATCCGCGATTCCGCCCAGCATCAATGCCCGATCTATGGAGTGCGTCCGTGAGTAAAAAACTAACAGACCGCGAGAAAGTTATCCGGCGGCTTTACGCTCTGGCGAATGGGTCGCAGCCATCTAACCTATGGAATGGAGTCTGCACCGAGGCTGACCGAGCGGCTGATAGTGATTTCTGTCTCTTCGCCTATGATGCAGTGCATGAATTATACGGCACTGCTTATCCAATTTCGGCAATGGTCGGCTGGTCTGAATTTGAATCAAACGGCATGTGGTCTGGAGAACGCGGAGAACTGCGCCGTATTCTCGCCGGCTTTGCTGCCGCTTACATGGAACTAAGCGAATGACCGCCCTCACCACCATCCTCGCAAAATACCCCCTAGCCGAAGACCTCCGCCGCCAGCTATCCGAAGAGTTGGCGGGAATGGAGAGGGATGCGTCCAGATGGAATATTGCATCACGAGCTAGTTTCCTGCCGATTGCCATCGTGAATGGCGATATGGACATTGTGGAGGACGTGGACGCCGATGTACTAGCCGACGATGCCATCGCCAAGGTGAGCCAATGAGCCGCAAGCCGAAACACGATGCAGTTACGCAGGCATTTCTTGATCTACTGACTGTGCGGACCACTCTGCACATTCAAGCCCTGCATAAGCAGCCAATTAGTCCAGAAGATATGCAGGGGCTTGCCGACTTGACCGAATCTGCCGCCAATCTGTTGCAGCGGACGATCTTGCGTGCTGGTCGGATACTTGAACAAGGTGTGGGAGAGGATGAATGAGCAAGACCATGTATTACACGCCGAGATATTTCCATAACGGCGCCTATATTGTTGCCATTGAAGTTACGAAAGTAACCGAACATTTCGCTACCTATATGAGCCGCGGATGGGGCGACAAAATGGAAGAACACCGCGAAGCCAAGAAGAATAATTTTTTCGATACATGGCAAGAGGCTAAGGATGCGCTTGTAGCTAAAGCTAGCCGCAACGTGGACGCGTATAAGGCGAGGTTGCATGAAGCCAAGACGCAGCTTGGCATGATGGAGAGCTTGAAGCCATGAGCAACGTCCTATGCTGGGCTATCCTCGGAGCCGTCAGTCTGATGTTTTGCTTTGGGTTGCTTGGGAGGTTTTTTTGATGGCTACGATTATCGAGCGCCCGGAAATTGTGACGGTCGCGCATCTGGAATTCTTGGATGAATTGCGAATTTCTGGCGATACAAACATGTACGGAGCGGCGCCTTACTTGCAGCGTGAATTTGATATTCCGAGAGACGAAGCGCGCGTGATCCTTTCCTATTGGATGAAATCGTTTAGCGAGAGGAATCCGGAATGATAACCCCTCCCCAAGTAACCGAACTCTTCATCGTGATCCTGCTCATTTGGGCGGGGTTTGAGCATGGGTTACCGCTGGTGGAGTATTGGTGGCAGGTTTGGAGGGGAAAAGTTGGGGTGCGGGATTGGAGGTCTGGAAAGTGACCGCATACCGCAGCACCATCCTCAACCTGCTAGACCGTCATTGCCCCCGCGCTTTGGACTTTGCCGAATCCGGCGTCTTCCGCGACCGCGAACTATTCCAAGCCGGCATTGCGGCGCATGCGATCTTGCAGGCTATCGGTGAAGCCGGACAGAGCGCCGATCATCGCGCCATTGCCGAGGGTGTCGTCCGCACATTGGTAACGGAAGGCCGCGCATTCGATGGCATCCCAGAGCCGCCGATGTCGCCGCAGCAGGCCGCCGATGGCCGCGATATTGCCCTCCGCTATCTGTCCAATCATCCAATGCCGGAAGCGGCTCGGTACGAAATCGGCTTGGCCGTGGACAAGAACTGGAAGCCGATCCCGTACGCCTCACCGGATGCCTATTACAAGGCCGCAATCGACGTTCTAGAAGTGATCGAAACGGAGGCCGAGGACGGCTATCCGATCTGTATCGTTTCGCCCACGGATTGGAAATCCGCATGGCCGACCGATGAATCCGAAGTGGAGACGATCCAGCTCAGGGGACAGGCGGCGCTGGCTTGGGCGCATTATCCGAATGCTACCGTTCTGCTCCGGCGCGCCGTGAATCTTCGGACTGGCGCTCGATATGAAGCCGAAACCATTATGGACGAGGACGGTGCCGTAGCAGTCGCAGGTTGGCGCGCAGACATCGCCCATGCCATTGCCGCAGCCGAGGTGCGCGGAACCGATGGCAGGCGCCCTGCGCGGCCTGGGAGCGGCTGCATGGGATGCCCGTATCTGGCGATCTGTCCGGAGTCCATCCCAGCAATCGGCATCACTCCGCAGGAATTGGCCTTGGAATGGATGTCGATTGAGGCGCGCCGATCCGCAATCCTGCCGATGCTCAAGTCTATGGCCGGCGAGGAAGAGATTGTTACCAGCGGCGGCACAGTCGGTTATTCCGAAAAGGCCAAGAATGTACTGCTTCCGGATGGGCCGCGCGCCATTGCAAACGCATGGTTTAACGGCGCTCCGACTGACGCCGAAGTTGGCATTTTGACCGCATTGAAACTCGGCTCCAGCCAAGTGGATGCAATTGCTAAAGTGCTGCATCCATTCGACCGCGCTAATCCGGATTGGAAGTCGAACCGCGCAGAATTCGAGGCCCAATGCTTGGGCGAGAAAACCACTGCTGAATTTGGAGTGATCTGGTGAACCATCATAAGAACCCTAATGGCATTGCTGGGCTTGTTGGCCGCGAGCCGATCAGTGCCGCTCTTACCATCGGCTGCAAGGGACCGAATGGTGCCCCTATCGACAAGGACCGTTTCTATATCCTTGTCAATGATGTAGCCAGCAAGGAATATAAGAAAGGCAACGGCGATACCTATAAGTCCTTGGGTCGCGAACTGCACCCGGCCTTCGCGTCTTTCAATTCCGCCGATCCTGCGCGCCGCCGTAATATCCCAGCACGCCTGGCCCATGCAACGATTGAAGAACTGTTCGCGCATCGCCTGCAAGCGGCATCCGGAGCAAAAGGTATTCCGGTTCATCCGAAGAAGGCGCCAGTCTGTCGCGGCAACGGTCAGACCGCGATCCGCTGGGATGGTAAGGATTTCCAGCCCATTGTTTGCCCTGGTGATCGCTGCCCGTATAGCCAGCCGGGGCCGAACGATGCAAAGGGAAAGCCGACGAAGCCAGCATGCGGGAAATTCTCGCAACTGATTGCGCGTTTCGACTTCCCGATCAGCCCGGACGGCAAGAAACTCCCAAGCCTTTCTTTCAAGTTCAGTTCTGGATCGGTCATTACGACCGTCAATTTCGTCGGGTTCTTTGACCGTTTTATGAACGCATGCAAAGGATTCGGCATTGACTATCGGCAGATCCCGCTTTTCGGAATGCCGGTGTCCCTGTCTCTCTCGGAGCGCACGAACCCGGATTTCGGAACTCGCTATCCGGTCGTTACGCTAGATAGTGGCGGCGATGCGGATATCATCAGTTGGATTCAGTCTCAATTGACTCGCGGCGAATCGGTGCGCGCATTGGCCGCATCGGCACCGCTTGCATTGGCCGATCTGTCCGAGGATGAGCTGGCCGCTGATGTTGTCAGCGTCAGCGGGCCGCTTAGTGTGCCTGCTGCCGTTCAGGCATCAAGACCGGCGGCGGATGAGCCGGCCGAACCGTTTTAATCAACCCACCAAAGCAACAGGAGAAGTAAATGTCAACAAAGAAAAAAGAAACCCCGCCGCCGCCCGGCAATTCCGGCGAACCGACGCCCGCAACCGGCAAAGGAGGCCGGCCGCGTAAGGCGAAGGTGGAAGGGCCGGAAGTTCGCGTCGTTGAGAAAGAAGGCGTGCCCGTCGCTCTCGTTCACTCATTGACCGATGAGTCGGCTATCCAGACCGTGACCGGCAAAGTTACGGCACGAGTCGTCACCACGGCGGAGGCGCTGAATATTCAGGCCGAGTACAAGCTTCTTCTGACCAACGACTATCCGCCGGATCAGATCGCCGAATAACCAACTACTCCCCGCCTCTGAATGGGGTGGGGTTTTGGGGAGTGTGATGAGTGAAATATTCATGGCTAAGCGTGGCGTTCTTTCAAATCAATGCAAGGCCGATCTTCGGAAGGCCAAGATCGTCGTAGTGGAAGTTGATGCTATGGATGATGCGAAATTCATACGATCTAATGCAGAAGTGGAAGGTTCGGAAATGTTGCGTGCGGCTATGAAGGCGCTTAACTCCCATTCCGGCAGTTCTTCCAGTTCTCAGCGAGAGAATTTCTGTACTTATATGGCCGAACTGATCGAGGCACGCGCATGAGCCGCCCCAAGCGCTACCGCCGAGACCGTAGAAATCGCCGCCTAATTCGAGAGTTAAAAGGACACCGCACGTCATGAGCATGGACACAGAAACCCGCTACTACAAGCCGGCAACGCATTGCATTCTCGGCATCGTGCGCATCGGTCATATCGAACGGGAAGTTGCGATTTTCAAGCCCACTCCCCCAATCGCCCTATATCGCCGCGAGCCGATGTCTAAGGATGCGGTGGAGCGGGCGAAGTGACCACTAGCGCGGAGTTGCGGGAGCGATTGAAAAAGTTCCGGAGTAATCCACAAAGCTATTTGATGGCAGACGCGTTTGCACAAATCGCAGCCGATGCAATCGCCGCCCTCGAAGCCGCCGAGGTCGATACAGCGCGCCTAGATTGGATGCTCAAGACAGTTGCATTCGTAGCGCCCGCAACGGTCGAAGGCATGTGGCTCTGCGGGTGGCTGAATGAAGGCGGCATCAGCGAGGAAATCAGCGAGCCGTATCGGCAACCGAGACAGGCTATTGATGCCGCCATGAATCGCCAAGCCCTCACCCCACCGCAGGGGAAGGCTGGTGAGTGACCGCCGTAATAAGCCTGCGAACCGCTGGGGCTGCAAGCCGGATGGTGACGTTTGCGTTCAGCATGATAAATCGCTTGAATGCAGGCATGGCTGCGAGCAAGCATATCGCCATGCCTGCAAGGAACTTCGGCGCCAAGAAGATGAAGCGTTGGGCCGCACTGAGGAACTGAAATGACCGCCGCGCCCGTCGTGCTTACAAAAGATTTAGCCCATTACCTGATCGAAATAGTCTTATCGCAACCGGACTCTAATTCCGCAGCAGATTATGTCTGTGCGTACCATGCCATCTGCGATATTGCATCCGGCGCCATGGTCTGCAAGGTGGCAGATGAATGGCAATCAATGTTTACGGTTCCGGATTGCGATGATGAATTATGGTTCTGCCGTGGCGATACCTTTGAAGGGCCGCGACCGCCGCGCATGGATGACGTGGACTATTGGGATTGGTGGTGTTATGCCGAACCGCCAATTCTGCCGAGCATGCGAGCCGCCGCCAAATGACCTACTCCATCACAACCCTAGACACTCTCCACACCTGGCGCTGGTCCACCCTCTCCAACGGCGCCATGTCCCTAGGCAGTCGGCCGAATACGACGATGACGGGGAGGGAGCGGGATCGGTTTAAGCAAATGGAGGGATTGGGGCTGACGGAGTTGGAGCCGGAGAACTGGAATAAGCGTTTGACGATTGAGGGGATGACAAAATGAAATACGTTGCTTTAGTGATATGCGCATTGATTGCCGCATTCATGTCCTATACCGATTCGGACGGATGGGGCTGGTTTATTCTGCTCGCCCTGCTACTGGTATGATCGCCGGCCCCGCCTGCATCCTATACTTCGCCTTCGTCATGTGGCTGGTTTTGCGCGATGAGGATTGTGGGGATGAGGGAGCGGGAGTAGACTGATTGCGGCGCTTGGAAGGATGCCAGTCGCTATTCGCCTAGGGTCTACGCTAGTTCCTGCGATACGGACAAGCCCTGCTCGGTGCAAGCGAGTGGGGCTTTTTACTTCTATCGACATATAGTAGAATTTATCTATGTGAAGGTCAGTGGTTCAAATCCACTCGTGAGACCCGCGAGGGCCATGACGTAGCTCAGCGGTAGAGCATCACGCCCCGGCGCACCACGCTTTCGATAGTCTCTGGTGCGTCGGTTTTTACCCAAAAACCCACTTCAAAATCGAATCCCACCCAATCTCATGCCCCGTCTTAACGCCCAGTACGGCGATGACGAGGATCAGCAGGATCTTGCCACTCACTGCCTCCCAATTCTTCTGCACCATGCCCCAGACGAACTTTGACGCGGCGTGCCAGAAGTCGGACCAGCCTTTAGATGAGGTGTATTGCTTGCGCAGCCAAGGCAGTAGCTCTTGCAACTGGCTCTGCGTATCTTGGATCAAGTCGAGCTGCTTGGTCTGAGCGGTCAGGACATCGGTCTGCTCGCCCTGCATTTTGATGATCTTGGCGTTGTCGGCCTCGTTCTTTATGGCCGAAGACTCACAGCCGACGATGTGACGATCGATCTTCTTCAGGGCCTTAGTCAAGCTCTTGCCCTGCGCTTGGGCCGTCTCTTCCAGCGCCTTGATTCTGGCAAGCGGAGCCTGGTCCTCATCGCGGCGTCCAGTCTTCCGTCTCTCCGGCCCCGCAAACGGTTTCACGGCAGCCATGGCATATCCTTTTAATTGTGAGAAACGGACAGGGAGGCGCTGAGTGGCCGCTAGACCAGCTCCGGCGGCTGCAAATAGAGGCAAATACTCCCGCAAAATCGGCGTCAACAAAATCAGTCCCAGCGCGGCAGTCTCAATCTTCACGGCTGGCTCGCCACCAGACCACCGCAATAAGCGCCGCCCCAGCCGCATAAGGCCAGATCCCGAACCGCTCCACGCAGAGTCCGGAGAACGCCGGAACCGTGCGAGAGGAACCAAAAGCGACAATTCCGCATACCGCTGTCTCGGTTTCCTGATAAATCCCGACCCAGCAGGCCATTAACCCTATCCACAAGCCCCGCATTTGAGGCAGGACGAGACAAAGGCAGTAGACGCCTAGTACCCCTTGGAAAATGTAGTAGAGCCATCTGGACGCGCGCACAGGGTCCGGGAAGTAGGCTGCTATCGGGTCGTAGCCGTAAAACGTCAGGGCGACGAGTCCGAGTAGCAGCCACGGTTTCACGGCTTGCCAGGTCCGGGGCCGCCGCCGTCATTCGGGTGGGGTAGGCCGGGATCGGGGGTTGGGGCCGGCTCGGGTGCAGGCGCCTCATGCTCAAACAGCGCCTCGAAGTCATGGCCAAGCACTTTGGCTTCATCAATCGCTTTCTGGAACAGGGCCTGCGCTTCGGCAGACAGGTTTTTGAGGGTCAGGTTCATCGGGTATTTCTCCTTATTGCGGCGGGGTTGTATCCATGGCTTTACTCAGCAATGCGGCCTGCTGATCCGTGCTGCTATTACCACCGAACCAAAATGCCGTAGCGGCCTTCAACTCGGAAAACAGATAGCCCACGATGGTCCCGACTGTGGCAGCCGTCACAGGGTCTTTCAGAGCATTGGAATAGCCGCCGACGATCATCACCGCTACAGCGGCGCAGGCCAGAGCAATTAGATAGGTCAGAATCTTGGGCGTGCTGTCCTTGGTCGAGGAATTCATCTGCCGAGCACTGGCGCGGTCCTGTACGTCCGTTTGAGCCAAGATCACCCCAGCATCCGCGAACTTGGCCTTCAGTGCATCATCAGCCTGTTTCATAGCGATGATCTGATCTGGAGTTGCACTCGCTAACGCAGCAGATACCGCAGCAGCTCGTGCATCAACCGTGGAACCGGCAGCCGGAGTAAGACCAAAAATCTTTTCGATTTCGGACACGCCCATACTGGCTAGTGGACCGCCGAACATACCGGCAACGGTAGGAGCCAAAGTAGCGATCGTTGAGCCTAAATTCTGAAGTACGGATGCCATGTCATTCTCCTTGATCTACGGCCTTGAGTTTAGCCGCTTCCACTTCCGCTCGAAACGCCCAGCCGCAATAGGCGGCGGAGAACAATAAAAATCCTTGGATGATGTCGTGCAGGCCGTAAGAGTGCGCTTCATCCACATTCGCCAGCGCTACGATCAGGGCCAGCACGAATAGGTAACTGATCGTGAGATAGCCAAAGCCTAGACGGAGCTGAGAGTCGGTGAGCGGCATTATTGCCAAATCCCCGACTCAATCTGTACCGCCAATCGCTCATAGCGGTTATGCAACTGCTTATAGACCAGCGTAGTGCGCAAGTCATCCGCAGCGCCAGTCCAGTTTTTTGCCCGCATCAGCGCAAGAAATTGCGTGAAGTGCGACAGGCCAACGACGCCCAAGTTAAAGCCCATGTTAACCAGAACGCCGCAGCGAGGACCCTGCGCACCGTCGAGATTCGTCCACCACGGCACATAGGTATCGAGCAGACCCCACACATGATGCAGATCGGTGCTGAATAACTGATCGCACTGCGCATCCGTGATACCGGCGGCGAATTGTGGCGGAATTGCAGCGCCTAACAGATGGCCGATACCGATGGTCCAGAAGCCTTTCGTATCCTTGTATGGCGTCAGGGATTTTCCCTCGTCGCGGGCTAGTTGGTCTTCGATGTTGGAGATTGGCATTTAGTGGCTTCTCAATGAACAATTTACCAATGAAGCACGGCCATAAGACGCGCTCTGGTATGAGCCCAGAATATAGGACATGGCTCGGCATGAAACGCCGCTGCTACGACGAAAATTTTAAAGACTACCCAAACTGGGGCGGTCGAGGCATAAAAGTTTGCGACAGATGGAATAATTCCTTTGTTCTTTTCTTGGAAGACATGGGGATTAAACCAACTGCAAAACACCAAATAGACCGAAAAAATCCAAATGGAAATTATTTCCCTGAAAATTGCCGGCGGGTAACGCCGCAGCAACAGGGATCGGAAAA